TGTTAACCCAGCTGCAAACGCTGGTTTAGTAGAAGGCATGAAAGGTCTGTTTAACCCCACCGATACCATCTCCAAGCAGTTTAAGAACGGCATGATGGGTACTGGTGTATTGGGCTTTGACGAGATCAACATGAGCCAATCTATCAAGCAGTTCACCACAGGGTCACGTAACGCTACTGGCACTGTTGGCACCACTGTAACGGCTCAAGGTTCTAACACTATCGTATTAGCTGGTGTTGGTAACGCATTGACCATTAAGGCTGGTGATGTATTTACAGTTGCTGGCGTATTTGCTGTTAACCCACAAACCCGTGAGTCTACTGGTTCACTCCAGCAGTTCGTTGTAGTAGCTGATACTACTTCTTCAGCCGGCGGCGCTGCAACAGTAACCGTTAGCCCAGCAATGTATACCTCTGCACACGCACTCGCAACAATCGATGCGTTCCCTGCTAGCGGTGCTGTAACTACATTTGTTGGCGCTGCTTCTAGCCAATACCCACAGAACTTGGTTTATCACAAAGACGCGATCACTTTTGCGACCGCTGACTTGTTGATGCCACAGGGCGTAGACATGGCTTCACGTCAAGTGCATAACGGCATTTCAATGCGTATTGTTCGCCAATATGACATTAACAATGACCGTCTACCATGCCGTATTGACGTGTTGTATGGATACTCCGTGATTCGTCCACAAATGGGCGTTCGCTTGTGGGGTTAAACCTAATGGCTCCTGCGCAAGCGGGAGCTTTTTAAATTATTTGAAAGGAATTATTATGGCTCTCCCAAATGGTGCAGGTGGTTATCAATTAGGCGACGGTAATTTAACCGAAGTAGTACTAGGAACTCAAACAACACCAACCGCTAAAGCTGCTGCAGCTACATTAACTGCTGCTGAATTAGCAACTGGCATTATTACCTTTAACGGTACGGCAGGCGCTCTTACGGTACCTCTCGGTACTGATTTAGACATTGCTTTTCCTAGCATGAAAGTAGACAGCAGTTTTGATTTTGTAATTATTAATACAGACGCGTCTGACGCCGCTACTGTAACTGCCAATACAGGTTGTACGTTAGTTGGTGTCGCTGCAGTCGCTGCAGTTACATCCGCAATGTGGCGCGTCCGTAAAACAGGCGAAGCTACATACGTGTTCTATCGTATTGCTGGTTAATGTAATATCCCGCCCTTCGGGGCGGGTTTTTATAAAGGAAAAATTATGCCTAATACTAAACCTGTAGGGGTAGCTTTTAGCGACCCTGAGCTTTCAGGCGGTACTCTTGACAACACACCTATTGGGGCAACAACCCCTAGTTCTGTAGTCGGGACGACTATTTATGTAACTAGTGAAATGGGCTACACTTCAGCAGCCCAAGGCACAGTAACGCAAGCAACTAGCAAATCCACTGCTGTTACGCTTAATAAAAGCATGGGTCGTATCACAATGAACGATGCTGCATTGGCGGCTAATACCGCTGTGTCATTTACGCTAAACAATTCATTAATTAGCGCAAACGATACGATTATTGTAAATATTTCTGGTGGCGGTACTGCGGGTTCTTATACAACGTATATTTCAAGCATGACTACTGGTTCTGCTGTTGTTACTTTGCGTAATTTAACTGGTGGGGCGTTATCTGAAGCAGTAATTATTAATTTTGCAACCATTCACGGTCTAGTGTAATTTATAGGGGCTTCGGCCCCTATTTAATAAGGAAAACAAATGGCGGTTATTTATTTAAAACATCCTATCCACGGCCATAAAGTAGCTTGTAGCGATTTTGAAGCGCAACAAGATGAAAATAATGGTTGGGAGATATATACTGTTGATACGCCCGTTGTTGATGAACCTGTGGTTGAAGAAGAAACTGAAGTTGAGGCGGCTCCTGCTAATGTGCTGGAAGTAAAGACAAGACGACGTAAAACAACCGCATAAGGAGTTAAGCCATGACCACGGCAAACGACCAAATTAACGGCGCATTGCGCATATTAGGGGTTTTAGCCGAAGGTGAAACACCGTCTGCTGCTACATCGCAAGACGCATTGACAGCACTAAACCAGATGATTGATAGCTGGAATACCGAGCGTTTGTCGGTGTTTTCTACAATAGATCAAGTGGCTTCATGGCCTGCTAACGCGCGCACTTTAACCTTTGGCCCAACAGGTACGTTGCCGTTAGCCAACGCTGGTACACCTACGCGCCCAATATTGATTGACGATTCTACGTATTTTAGGGATTCGGCGACAAACATATCCTACGGTATTAAGTTAGTTAACCAGCAGCAGTACAACGGTATTGCCGTTAAAACCGTAACGTCTACCTATCCGCAAGTTTTGTGGGTCAACATGACCTACCCTGACATTGAAATGTATGTATACCCGGTACCCATTAAGCCATTAGAGTTTCATATCGTGTCTGTAGAGCCATTGATGAGCATACCTATATTGGCTACGCAGATTACAATGCCGCCAGGATACCTTAGAGCGTTTAAATACAGCCTTGCCTGTGAGATTGCTACTGAATTTGGTATAGAACCCCCACCTAACGTTTTGCGGGTTGCTATGACCTCTAAACGCAATTTAAAACGTATTAACAATCCTGACGACATTATGGCGTTGCCTTACAGCTTAATTGGCACCCGTCAGAGATATAACATTTATGCGGGTAATTACTAATGAAAACCCCAATCTTGGGGCAAGCGTATGTAGCCCGTAGCGTTAATGCAGCCGACAACCGCATGGTTAACTTGTTTGCGGAAGCAATCCCTAATGAGGGTAAAGAAGCGGGGTTTCTTAACCGCGCCCCAGGATTAACCTTAATTGTCACTGTTGGTACAGGCCCCGTCCGAGGACTGTGGTCTTTTAACAACTATATGTACGCCGTGTCGGGTAACAACCTGTACAAGATTGATAGCGCGTACACAGCCACGTTGCTAGGCACAATTGCTAGTACTGGCCCTGTGTCCATGTCTGATAACGGTACGCAGTTGTTTATTGCTGCCAATGGCCCTAGCTACATTTACAACTCTAACACTAACGTTTTTGCACAAATTACAGACCCTGATTTTCCTGGCGCCGTTACGGTTAGTTACTTAGATGGGTATTTTGTATTTAACGAGCCAAACAGTCAAAAAATATGGGTTACTAGCTTACTTGATGGTACGCAAGTAGATCCTCTTGATTTTGCTAGCGCTGAAGGCTCTCCTGACGGTTTAGTAGCCGTATTAGTCAATAATCGTGAAGCGTGGCTATTTGGCACTAATTCAATTGAAGTTTGGTATGACGCAGGGACGCCAGATTTTCCGCTTGCCCGTATTCAAGGTGCGTCTAACGAGATTGGGTGCGCAGCGGCATTTTCTGTAGCCAAGCTGGACAACTCTGTATTTTGGTTAGGGCAAGACGCCCGTGGACGTGGCATCGTATACCGCAATAACGGTTACAGCGGCATCAGAGCGTCTAATCATGCAATTGAATGGCAAATTCAACAATACGGCGATATTAGTAATGCAATTGCTTATACCTACCAACAAGACGGCCACAGCTTTTATGTTTTAACATTCCCAACTGTACAAAAAACGTGGGTATATGACGTGGCTACGCAATCGTGGCATGAACGTGCGGGGTGGTTAAACGGCGACTTTGTACGATATCGCCCTAACTGCCAAACAGCGTTTAATAACAAAGTGCTTTTAGGTGATTATGAAAACGGCAACATATACGCTTATGACTTAGAAGTTTATGCAATTAACGGTGCGCCCCAAAAATGGTTGCGTTCTTGGCGTCCTATTCCAAGCGGTCAAAACAACTTGCGCCGTACCGCCCAGCATACCTTACAACTAGATTGTGAAACAGGCGTTGGGATCAATACTGGTCAAGGCAGCGACCCCGAAGTTATGTTGCGTTGGTCAGATGACGGCGGTCACACTTGGTCAAACGAACATTGGTCTAAGATGGGTCAAATTGGGCAATACGGCCGCCGGGTGTTTTGGCGTAGACTTGGCATGACAATGAAATTGCGTGATCGTGTATATGAGGTGTCGGGAACTGACCCTGTTAAGATTGCCATTGTTGGTGCTGAACTTTTATTAAGCCCAACCCGTGCCTAGCCCATTAAACGTCACCAACATCCCCGCGCCCAGAACGCCTCTTATTGATGCGTCTACAGGGTTAATGGCACGGGAATGGTATCTGTTTTTCTTAAATTTGTTTGTTTTGACCGGCAGCGGTACTAATCCTACGTCTTTAGATGAACTGCAGTTAGGGCCACCGTTTGCCACTATTGATGAAATTACACAACAGAATAAAGAGAAGATACCTAGCGCTCCTAATGATTCGCCGTTAGTTTCTCAGATTGCCGAGCTACAAAAACAAATCCAAGCCGTTGAACTAAGCATCCCCAGCGTAGTAGTTACGTCAGGAGGCACGTCTAGCGCTACTTCAGCGCCAGTTACTAAAACAGCCAATTTTACGGTAGCCGATACAGATATATGGATCATTAACAATAAAGCAGGCTCTACTTGCACAGTTACGCTTCCTACGGCATCATCTTACGTAGGACGTAGTTTGACGTTTCAAAACTACCAAAACCAGCTATTAGTGTCTAATTTAAGTAATGTAGTGCCTTTATCTGGTGGTGCAGCAGGCGTTGACATTTTGAACGATGTGGCTGGCGATTGGGCTACCTTAGTGTCAGACGGCACAAATTGGGTAGTAATGATCGCCGCATCGAACAATTTTGAGTTTTTGGTAACGGAAAGCAACGAAAGCATAACTACTGAAAATGATGAATCGCTTATTTTAAATACGTAAAGGAATACCCATGACCGTCACAGTAAAAGTATTAATCCCAGCTAAAACGGCTGAAGCTACCCAATCTACGCAATATACGGCTAATAACGTAACTACGATTATTGACAAGTTTACGGCTACTAATTACAGCGCTACGGCAGCAACCATCAGCGTAAACCTAATAACGGCGGCTGGATCAGCGGGTAACGACAACTTAATTGTTAAGACTAAGTCCTTACAACCTGCTGAAACATATACGTTTCCTGAGATTGTAGGCGCAGCCCTAGCGCCAGGCGGGATTATATCCACCATTGCAGGTACGGCTTCGGCAATCAATATTCGATCGAACGGCAGAGAGATTACGAGCTAATGCAAATAACCGTTACCTACGGAAAAGGGTTTGAGCCAAAACAAAAGGCTTTGGTGGCTAATTTTGCCAATATGGGCGTGGCCACGCTTGAAGTTACCCCAGAAAAAATTACCCGTTTGCAAGACGAACTGTTGCAAATGGAACAGGCTGATATTGTGACCGAGCATAGTTTCACGCCAGGTGTTTATGAACGTAAAATTATTGTGCCGCCTTGGACAGTTTTGACGGGCGCGCCCCATAAAACAGCATACAAAGTCCGGCTTGAAAAGGGTACAATCGCAGTAAATGTAGGCGCCGAGGTAAAAATATTGACGGCGCCTTACGAATTTGACGCTTGCGCGGGAGAACAACGCGTAGGCCGCGTGTTTGATGAAGAAGTAGTTTGGGTAGATATTTACGACAATCCTGATAATTGTACGGATATTTCTGTATTAGAGGATCGGTTGTATGTTGTACCTGCGTGTGGGTTAGGTGAAAATAGAGTTAAACAGTTAACTAACGCAAAAGCAGACGTGCTAGCGTTACAAGGAGATTAATTATGGCAGGATGGGTAGCTGGAGCCGTAGTCGCTAGCGCCGCTATAGGCGCGTATTCTTCAAATAAAGCCGCAGGCGCTCAAACCTCTGCTGCTAATCGTGCAACAGACGCGCAAACTGCAATGTTTGAGCGCCAAGTTGAATTGCAAGAGCCGTTTAGAGAAGCGGGTCTTAAAGGTCAAAACCGTCTTTTAGAATATTTAGGGCTTGGCGGGGACGTAAATGCGCCTGGGTATGGTAAGTACGCAACGGCTGAATTTGGTATGGATAAATTCCAAGCCGACCCTGGATACGCATTTAGAATGTCTGAAGGTATGAAGGCTTTAGAACGTTCAGCAGCTGCCCGTGGCGGTTTGCTGTCAGGTGCAAATTTAAAAAATACGCAGCGCTTTGGGCAAGACCTTGCTTCGCAAGAGTATCAAAATGCGTTTAATCGCTTTCAAACACAACGTACTAATACATTAAATCCGTTTGCTAGTTTGGCTGGGGTAGCGCAGTCTAGCGCCAATACGCTAGGTACGCAAGCAGGGCAATACGGCAACGCGATGGCGTCTAACATTATTGGCGCAGGTAACGCGCAAGCGTCTGGCTACATGGGTCAGGCAAACGCAATTTCTGGTGGTGTTGGTCAAGGCATTAATTATTATCAAAACCAACAACTTATGAATCGTTTATTTCCCGTTCGTGGCGGTGGCGGTGTAATGAGTACTGGCACTGGAGAAGATTTTAATATGAGCGGCACAGGTTTTCCCTAAATTGTTTTTATTAAATTAGTAGTATAAGGAATAATTATGGCACAAATTGACCCATCCATTGCGCTTGGTTTTAAACAACCTCAAATACAAGACCCGCTTGTAGCAACTGCACGCGCTCAAGACATTGGTGTTAACGCGCTTAAAATGCAAGAGCTTCAACGGGGGATACAAGAAGAACAAGATGTGCGCAATTTTTTACGCAGCGCTGATTTAACAAAACCAGAAACTCGCGCTCAACTATCGCAATTTGGTAAAACTGGTTTAGGCTACGGCAAATTATTAGCCGAACAAGAAAAAGCGGGGCTTGAAACTAAAAAATTAAGAGGCGACATAAGTAAACAAGATTACGACGATTTTAAGAAACGTACCGCTGATTTATCGTTTAATCCGTCTGATGAAAACGTATTAGCTCATTTGCAAGACGGCATTTTGCGTGGTCAAACAACCCGCGGTGCTGCTGAACAACAATGGGCGCAAATATCAAAAATGAATCCCGAACAGCGTAAACAATACTTTACGCAGATGGCAGTAGATGTAGGCAAACGCTATGAAATGAACACTATTAGCGCAGCGCAACAACAAACGGCTGATTTGACTAGACGTGGTCAAGACATCACATTGCGTGGTCAAGATTTAGGGCGTATTCCTGTTGGCTATCGCCAAACCGATACAGGTGGAATTGAACCGATTCCTGGCGGCCCAACAACTACAACCTTGTCGCCAAAAGAAATACAGGCGCGTGAAGCTAAGTTTCCGCAAGCTAATTTGGCAGTTAAGTCGTTTGAGTCTAAATCGGATTCAGTTCTTAAAGACATTGAACGGCTACGCAACCATCCAGGTCTTAGCAGCATTACGGGTATTGTTGCGGGTCGGGCGCCAGGCGTTACCGCTGCAGGACGTGAAGCGTTGGAGTTGTATGAAAAAGTTGTGGCTGGTTTGCAATTTAAAGAACTTCAAGATATGCGTAATGCGTCACCAACAGGCGGTGCGTTAGGTAACGTATCCAACCAAGAAGGTACGCAGTTACGTCAAGCTGCGGGTGCTTTATCACGTGTACAAGAAAAGGGTAGCGTACAAAATGAATTAGATCGGATTGCTGATTCGATTCGTGGATCTAAATCTAGGGTTCGTGAAGCGTTTGATTTAACTTATGAATATAAACCAGGTTCTGCTGCGCCAGTTACATCTTCTGCACCTAGCGCTGCGCCAGCACCAGCAACGCCAAACGCAAGCGGTAATACTGTCACTATTCCAGGCGGTAAAGTATTAACGTTCCCAACGCCAGAAGCGGCAGCAGCGTACAAAAAAGCAGCGGGGCTATAACATGGCCGTCGACTACGAAGCTCTTGCAAAACAGTTTGGTGGTTCTGCCGCCCCTGCGTCTAATATTGACTATGAAGCCTTAGCCAAACAATTTGGTGGCGGTGTAGCAGAACAAGTCAGCCCTCGCCGTCAAATGGTTGAAGCAGAATTGCGAAGCGCAGCCGCGCCTTTTGCTGGATTTAGTAAAGGCGTGGGTAATGTCATGTTTGGTGGTCAGCGTTTAGTTGGTAAAGGTTTAGAAGCTTTAGGCGCTACCGAAACAGGAAAAGCGTTAATTGCAGACGCTGCACGTCGTCAAGCCGAACAAGAAGCGTTTATAGCCCCTTATAAAGCCGTTGCACCCACCATGACAGGTGCGGGTGAGCTTACAGGTGAAGTAGTCAGCACCTTACCTGTTGGCGGTGTTATTGCCAAAGGCGTTCAACCGTTATCTGCACCATTAGCCCAATCAATCCGCACAGGCGGTTTTAGCACTGGTTTACCCGCTACGGCTGGACGCGCTGCAGATATAGCAACTCGCGCTGGCGGCGGTGCGGTTGTAGGCGGTACATCTGCTGCTCTTATTAATCCTGAAGAAACAGGTACAGGCACGGTTATAGGCGCTGCTGCGCCGTTTGTATTGCCAACCGCAGGTAGATATATTGCTATTGCTGGCGGTAAATTTATTGACGCCGTAACAGGTAAATTAGCCAACGTTGAAGCCGGTAAAATTGCCCGTGAGATAGCAGGCGATACGATCAATCAGATCCGCGCTGCTAACAAACTAGCCCCGTTAGACATTAGCGCAGCCCAAGCGGCGGCGGGTATTGACAATGACGTGTATCAAGCGTTTTTAGACTTTGCAGCAGGTAAAGACAAGTCTAGCTATTTCCGCGTGTTAAAAGACACACAAAAAGCAGATCAACTAAATCGTTTAGCGCAGTTAGCCGGTGGGCCAACTTTGACCGAAAACTTAACTTCGGTTAGCCAGTTTAAAAATGCGCTTAACAATTTAATGACCCCTATCCGTGAAACTGAGTTGGCAGCTGCTAATATTGCAGGTACTACGGGTAAACGTTTACAAGAAGAAGCCAACGTGCTAGCGCAAGCTGCTACAGGCAAAGTTCAAGATGTACGCCGTTTTGTAGGCGCTATACCCCGTGCAGAAGCACTAGCCAAAGGTAAAGTGGCTGAAACAGGGCTGCCTGCAACAGCGCTATATAACTATCCTGCTGAGTTAGCTAAAAAAGCCGATGATGTTGCGTCGCAAGCGGCGAACGCGTCATTAGCGTTTGGTGAAGCGGCACGCTTTAAACAAGCTGCCGTTGACAGTTTAGAAGCCTATGGCCTTAGACCTTTGACGTCTGATTCTATTTTGAGTCGTTTAGGTGGCATTTTGCGTAACCCTGAGTTTGCTGGTAACGATGTTATTGAAGGCGCAGTCCGCAACTTTGGTGACGATGTGGTTAAGTGGACTGACCAAGGCGGGGTTATTGATGCTTTTGCCTTGGATAGCCTACGCAAGAACTCAGTCAATGCAGCCATTGAAAAACTACGCCCAGGCTTAGATCAAACATCTAAAAAGAACTTGGCTGCGGGTGTATTAGCTCAACTTAAAACGCCAATTATTAACGCCGTTGAAGAAGCGGGCGGTACAGGTTATGGTCAATACTTGCGTGATTATGCTGCAAACGCACAGTTAATTGACCGCCGTAAGTTGGCAGGCAAAGCCCTTGAGATGCTTAACAAGTCGCCTGACGAATTTACGCGTTTGGTGCAAGGCAACAATCCAGATGCCGTAGAAGCCGTATTTGGCCCAGGCAGTTTTAATATCTTTAAAGAGATGGGTACAGACATTAAGCCCATGCAACAGATCGCTGACGAGTTATTGCGTGACGCTAAGATTGGCGAGCAGGTCAAAGCAGGTCGCCGCGCTTTAGGTCTTGAAAAAGAAAGCATGGCAGAGAAGATTCCAGGCTTCGTAGGTTACAAGACTGCAATTGCCAAAAAAGTATTGCAAACGCTAGAAGGCAAAGTAAGCAAAAAGACTATTGGCATTTTGTCGGATGCAGCCAAAACAGGCAAAGCCATGAATGAAGTGTTAGACACGCTCCCTGCCGAAGAACGTATTAAAGCGTTTGACCTTTTGACCAAAAGCAAAGATTGGAGCCGCGCTGTAACATCTGGCGCAATTATGCTCACAATTCCACCTGCTAACAACTTAGCACCTGACCAACAAAATCAAAATGCACTGGCTCGATAATGGAACAAACTTTTATAAACTGGATTTTTGCTGGCGGTGGCGCGGCTTTTGGCTGGGTGCTTAAAGTGGTGTGGGACGCTATTCAAGACTTAAAGAAAGACATCCGTCAGATCGAGCGTGATCTGCCCGAAGTCTATGTGCGCCGCGATGATTTTAAAGATGCAGTTAAAGAGATTAAAGAAGATATGAAAGCAGGCTTTAGTTCTGTTGACGCTACCCTACGCCTAATTTTTAAAAAATTAGATGAGAAAGATTAAACGTTAAAATTTTTTAAATATTAAAAAATACCCTCATTAACCTGAGGGTTTTTTTATGCCGTTGAATATAAACAATTTTTAGTTATATTCACACAAAGGACATATTATGGTTAAAAAAGCGTGTACCGATGAAGAATTTATTGCGGCTTGGAAAGAACATCAATCCCCTGAAAAGGTTAGCCTAGCTATTGGTCTTAGCAATCGCAATGTTATGAAGAGGCGCAGAATAATAGAAAATAAATATGACATTGTTCTAGAAGCTCTGTCACCCTCTGGTCAGCCTAAGATTTACATTCCCGATGAGCAGATGCAAGCCAATGTTACGATTGACAATGGCATCATATTGGTTGGCTCTGATTGCCACTACAACCCAGAGTACGTTACAACAGCCCACCGAGCATTTGTTGAGTTTGTAAAGTATTTAAAACCTAAAATTGTTGTTCTCAATGGTGATATAGCTGATTTTGCTAGTATTTCACAACATCATCGAATTGGCTGGCAGAAAAGTCCCACAGTCAAAGAAGAGCTAGATGAGATCCAAGATAGATTAGGAGACATTGAAAAGGTAAGACCAGCTGGTTGCAAATTGATGATTACGATTGGTAATCACGATTTAAGATTCTCAGGCAAACTTAGTAATGTCTTGCCAGCCTACGAAGGCATCAAGGGTTTTGATATTGCAGACCACACCCCGCATTGGAAATGGTACTGGTCAATCATGGTCAATGAAACTTGCATGATTAAGCATCGTTGGCACAATGGTATCCATGCAGTTTATAACAACACGATGCGATCAGGTACAAGTTTTGTTTCTGGACACCTGCACTCCCTTAAAGTAACACCTTGGACAGACTATACAGGCACAAGATATGGCGTAGATACTGGAACAATGGCTTGTATTAAGGATAATCAGTTTGCGTATACTGAGAACAATCCAGTTAACTGGCGGGCAGGTTTTGCAATCTTGACCTTTATTAATGGTAAGTTGATGCCACCTGAGCTGGCAGAAGTTATTAACGAGGACGAGGGTTTAATTTATTTCCGTGGTAAGTTAATAAAAGTATGAAGCTGACCCCTAAAATTATTGAAAATATCTACGCAATGCTGTATTGCTGCGAACCGTTTTCTGATTGGGGTTTACCCTTACCTGAAGAAATTAAGTTTATTGTAGATAGTGACCCTGAAACAATGGGTACTTATCTCTATGATGATGGCGAAAAACACGCCCATATTATTACCATCTCTGACGCTAGATGCGGGCATTTAGATACGGTCATTAGGACTATGGCTCATGAGATGATCCATGCCAGTCGCTGGGATACCGTTACACAGGCGTGGACAAAACACGACAAAACTTTTAAAAACAGAGCAAAAATGGTAGCAACTGAGTTAGGGTTTGACCCCCTTGAGTTGTAACATAAATGTTACCAAAAGGCATTTAATGTAAACAATATGAAACATTATGACTTGGAACCTTAGATTTGTTATCTTAGAAGAT